TGGATTGTAAGGAACTGATCATAGAAAGACAACGCCTAGAGCAAATGGTAAAAGATTTAAAAAGCAGTGGAGAAATCTCGGAAGAAAAAGATTACGGAGGAGGATTCGCAGAAAGGTTTTCTAAATAGAGACCCTCGATACATCTTCTTATATTGGGACGATTATGACTTACAAGATAACAACGGGGATGTGTAGTTGTGGTTCTTTAGACTACAAGCACACCTGCCCATATAGAGAAAAACACGAGCAAGACATCGAGACATTGTGCGATTGCTGCGATGCTTGTATAGAGGCTTGTGCGAATGAATGTTAACCAATTAAATTAAATCCTATGTCAGTGAAGACAAAGTACCAAGTATTTCAAGATGCAGTAAAACTGCTCGTACTTTACCAAGCATCCCTCGATGCTATGGATGATTTCAAGGGGACTACCCTCTACAAGCATGATGTGAAGAAGCTCATGAACAACCTCGAAAAGAAGATCGAGTTCATGATAAAGAAACCATTGGACAAAGTTGACTCTGATCCAGAGACGAGTGAATTGTTTTCAGCTCTTCAAAAAAGAGTAGAGATGATTAACACTTTAACTACGGAAGAGTTGGCTCAACTCAAATGGGTTATAGAAGAACATAGAGAAGATTCGTGATTTGCAAGTAAGGGTATAACCTTACAATGTTGTCACATAAGTAAGGTAATAGTGTGACAAAGTGTAAAATATCTCAAATCGCGATACGCAATAAATCAAATGAGATGATGAGAATTCCCACCATTAAAGGATGTTAAGGCATATAATGAAGGGAAAAAACATCAAATCATACGCAACAACATATAAAACTAACTTTTGCCAGTATAACAGATTATTGGCGTTATTAACCTTTAACACCAAAGAGAAATGATAGAATTTAAATGGATAGTAATAATACTGACTTATCTCTTGGCAGTATTTTTTATTTACTTAACAGGAAAAGGAGATAATGAAGTCAATAATTGAATTGTGTAATAGAGACCTCGAAGAATACGGGATAGAAAATGATTAGCCTAGTACTTGTAGTAATAATGTCTTCCTATATTATTAGGAGAGAATATTTACACATAAAAGAATTAAAGAAGAAACTCAAACGATATGAGTAGTTTCTGGGATGAACAAAGAAAAAAGATAGGAGAGGTTTCCTTAAACTCATTCCGTTTAGACAGCACTATTCGGCAGATACCTCTATTTGAGGTCAAGGAGTATAAGGAGTATACTGATCACGCTCGTAATTTTAAAAATAAAGATTACGATTGGTACTACGCCATGACCCAAGGCAAAAAGGGATATGGTAATAGTCGCAATGGATTTGGATCGAACTCTACACTTTTCTTTGAAGATTCCGTTTTAGTAGACGGATATCGATTTTCAAAACATGCTCTTAAGAGCTTTCATCATTACAATACCTATGAGGTAAACACTCACAAAAGAATCAATGATTTCGATAGAATCATTGAGTTGGGTGGTGGTGCCGGGGATTTTGCTCGTTTTGTTTTAGAAATGGGATATACGGGCGACTACATTATTTATGACCTTCCAGAGATTTCTCGTGTTCAAAGATTTAATCTAGAAGGCTTTAATGTAAGATGCACATCGAATTACTCGCTTCCAAGAAACCGAGTGGAAAACACCTTGTTTGTTTCTACTTGGGCATTGTCCGAGTGTCCCCTAGATGTTAGGCAACAATTTTTGCAAAACAACCCGGCACCTAACCATCTGATCATATACCAAAAAAAAATATTCGGAGTAGACAACGAAGAGTATTTCAAAAGTTGGGAAGGAAAAAGAATAGACATTCCATGGATTCCTTGGGATGGAGGTAGTAAGTATTTAATTAAATAACTTTATATCATGAGTTATATTACAGACCCAATCCAAAAAAAATAAATCGACTGTGTGTTACGCCGTAATGCAAAGATGTTTACCGAACTCGGTCAAGACAGTACACCGGAGGAATACGCAAAGGCAAGGCAATTAGAAAAGGAGCGGTTGCTTCGTGTCCGTAAATTTGACCCGGACAAAATTGATAGAATGCTAGTAGAGTAATGGCTGGATTAAAAGAGGTTAAAGGATATGATGATTCCGTAATTAATATCTGTGCAAACGATAGCGAAGGCGACATCATAGAACTTGCCGGTCTATATATACAACTCCCTAAAGTTCCCGATATGGGAACTATTTTATTTTCTAACCTTCCTAAAGAGGATCAGTGTTGGAAGAGAATATCTATGCCTCAAGAAATGTCTCGAATAAGATCGATGGACGAATGGTTGGAAATGCCTAAAGAGTTTAGGAATAGATACCTCCCATATATCCAACAAGAATTTGAGCGTAGAAATAATGGGGTGTGGTTTATGAATAATGGTGTACCCACCTATATAACAGGGAGGCACTACATGATGCTCCAATGGTCGAAACTAGATATTGGATATCCCTACTACTTGGAATTCCAACAAAGACTTTTCGTTCACCAAAAAGCATGTGAGTTAGACCCCCGATCACTGGGTCAAGTATATACCAAATGTCGCCGTAGTGGATATACAAATATGAGTGCTTGTACGCTAGTCGATGAGGGTACACAGGTAAAGGAAAAATTACTTGGGCTACAATCCAAGACGGGTAAGGATGCTCAAGAAAATATCTTTATGAAGAAGATTGTTTCAATATTTAAATCCTACCCATTCTTTTTCAAGCCTATTCAAGATGGTACGACCAACCCTCGTATGGAGCTCGCATTCCGAGAACCTGCAAAGCGAATCACCAAGAAGAATAAAACCTCTCAACAAGGCGAAGCCCTAAACACCATAATCAATTGGAAGAACACAACCAATAATGCTTACGATGGTGAAAAACTACACATGCTTTATTTGGATGAGGCAGGTAAGTGGGAGAAGCCTACCGACATCCGTGAGGCGTGGCGTATCCAAAGAACATGTCTTATTGTAGGTCGTAGGGTGATCGGGAAATGTTTGATGGGTTCTACTGTGAATCCAATGAATAAGGGCGGAAAAGAATATAAAGAACTCTGGCAAGATAGCAGTCCCTACCAACGAAATAAAAACGGAAGGACTCGATCGGGTCTATATAGAATATTCATTCCTTCCTATGAGGCACTCGAAGGGTTTTTTGATATATACGGAAATCCGGTAATTGACGACCCGGACCAACCCATCGAAGGCATTGACGGAGAGTTGATCGATATAGGTGCAAAGACATTCTTGAAAAACGAAAGAGACTCTTTAAAAAATGACCATTCGGAATTAAACGAGGTTATCCGACAGTTTCCTTTTACCGAGGACGAAGCCTTTCGTGATAGTATCCAGGGGTCTCTTTTTAATCTTACGAAGATATATGAGCAGATAAGTTATAACGACAACCTTTTTCCTAATCCAATTGTAAGAGGTAACTTTGTTTGGAAAGACGGAGTACAAGACACGAAGGTTGTCTTTAACCCAGATATTAATGGGCGGTTTCATATATCTTGGCTTCCCCCAGCCGATATGCGAAACAACATGGTTATAGAGCGAGGTATCAAGAAACCTGGAAATGCTCATATCGGTGTTGGCGGGGTCGATAGTTACGACCTCGATGCTACGCTTGATGGTAGAGGTTCTAAAGGTGCTATGCATCTTTACAACAAGTTCAACCTTGCCTGCCCTTCTAATATGTTTGTGGTCGAATATGCATCAAGACCCCCACTAGCAAAAATATTTTACGAGGATGTGTTAATGTGTTCGGTGTTCTATGGATACCCACTGCTCATAGAAAATAACAAGTATGGTATCGTTCGATATTTTGAGCAACGAGGATATGATGGTTACATCATGGATAGACCCCAACACCTTACCTCTACTTCTGCCCGAGTAAATGTAAAGACCAAGGGTATTCCGTCTAACTCGGCGGATGTCATCCAGGCTCATGCTCAAGCCGTGGAAGAATACATACACAACTATGTAGGAACAAACGACAACGACGGGAGTATTGGTAACATGTATTTTTCTCGAACCCTAGAAGATTGGATCGGGTTTAAGATTGATAATCGTACAAAATACGATTTAACAATTTCAAGCGGTCTTGCTTTATTGGGGGCGCAAAAAGTCAAGCAAGAAAAAAAGCAGTCGGACTTTAGCGAGAAGAAGTTCTTTAGAAGGTATAAGCTCTAGTACCCTAGGGTATTGACCTTGTATTAATTGGTATATTTGCATGAATAACTATTATCTCACGAAATGTTTGATAATCCACAAGAAAACGAAAGGTACGGCAACTTTCCTGATCCATTGGCTTCACCTGAAATTAAGGCGAGTAATTCCTATGGGTTAAAATACGCCAAGGCTATTGAGGGTCAATGGGGGAGTTCGGATGACGAGGGTTCGTTATATTACCGAAGAAAAAAAGAATTTGAGACCAATCGTGATTATGCGAATGGTACTCAAGACACATCTCGATACAAACAAATTCTAAACAGTCTCGACCCAAATAATGGGGATGGATCGTTATTGAATCTTGATTGGTCACCCGTACCGATCATTCCAAAGTTTGTCAAAATTGTAGTCAATAAAATCTTGTCGGCTGATCCATATCCAAATGTGGAGGCGGTCGATCCTTTGTCTCAAACGGAAAAGGACAAGAGAAAAAATAAACTCAAAGGTCAAATCATGACCCGCGACTTCTTGATGAAAGCCAAGGAGATGGGGGTAGACATGGACTATGACCCAGAGGCTATCCCCGAAAGTTTAGAGGAAGCCGAAATATTCATGGACACCAATGTGAAGACCGAAGCAGAAGTCGCTGCGCAGATAGCAACGAAGATGACTTTGGATTGGAACAACTTCCATGACACCACATATCGTAGAGCGGTCACTGATCTTGTTACCAATGGTATGGCGGTCGTTAAAAGAAACAACGACCCTAACTATGGTATCGTAGAGGAATATGTAGACCCGGCTTATTTCATCCATAGTTATACCGAAGACTACAACTTCGATGATATGGTTTATGCTGGACACATCAAGCGCATCACCATCCAGGAGTTAAAGCGTATTGCCGGAGATCAGTTCGATGAAGAGACCTACGAGAAAATAGCAAAGACTGTTCGAAACCGATTCCAAAACAATCCGAGTAGACTTACACATTCTTACTACGATAAGAACCTACAACGAGCAACCTACGGATACGATGAGTATTTCGTTGAGGTGCTAGACTTTGAATTCTTATCTATAGACAAGATGTTCTTTGAAGAGAAAGAAAATCGTCATGGACACACAGGGTTCTACTTTAAAGGAGCGGAATACAAAGCACCTGCGGAAAGCGTGTTCTCACGCCAACCTTATTGCATGACCAACACAACTCTTTACGGAGGGACATTTGTGATTGGGACAAAACATATCTACAACTACGGAATCAAGAAAAATATTCCGAAGAATATCCATGACATCACGAAGACTCGATTGTCTTACAATGTTATAAGCACGAACATTCGCCGTATGATGCCGAAGTCTTTGGTTTCGGGTATCATTAGTTTTGCCGATCAGTTGCAGTTGTCTCATTTGAAACTACAACAAGCAATCGCCAAAGCAAAACCAGATGGTCTGATCATTGA